ACAGCCAATTCCATAAGCAAGAATGATTTACCTGCTTTTGATGAACCTGAAATAAGCATCTTATGGCCACAACGCAGTACTCCTTCAATAAGCTCTTCAGGAAGTGATGGTAGATTTAGTAATTGGTCTTGTAAGTTTTGAAGTCCTGGTAATTCGTCATTTGCACCTTCAACAAAATCAAGCCAGTCTATCCATGAGGTGCGACCAATATTTGTTGCAATTAAAGTTTGTTCTTTTCCGTTTCTAGTAACTCCTGGCATACGAGATAATCTCGAAGGATTGCGATTTTGCTTATCTACCTTTAGTCCAATCTTTTCTAAATTATCATAAAGGAAGTCTACTCGTTTTCTGTATTCTGCATTGTCCTTTGCATCAACCCTAACTATTGCATGAATGGATTTTCCTGCTGAGCTTGTGAGTGCTGCTATTGGTAGTTCAAGTTTTCTATAAAAAGCATCTTGTTCTGATATAGGCATATCGTCAGATTCAACTAGTGCATAAGTGAAGCGAGTGATATTTTCATTCTTTACACCTAATCCATCTAAAGGATTGAAACGAATCCAAGCACCACATTCATCCTTCCAATCTCCTATCGTTGCACCTAAATCATCTGGATGTTTTCTTAGTGTATCTATTAACTCCTGTGCAGTGCGATCATAAACACCTTTTGAAGGCATCCATTTTCCTTCTGCATCCTGCCACACATCGTTTGTTACATAACCGACTAAATCATCTGGTTTGAATAAGGTTTCAAGATAGAGAATTAGCTGTTCAACTGGTGTCATTGTCTTTGGTATTTCATAAGTTATACCATCGCCATCATATTCGATAACATCCTCCCAATCTAAGCAACCATCTCCTACAAAAGAATGCGGAGTATAGCCATAGGTCTTTGCCATTTGCACTATTGTTCCGCCTGTTATTGGATTTGAGCTACCAGCAAAGGTAGCCCATTTCCTTTCACATTCATTTGCTTTATATCTTGAATCATTTCTGGACCATTCATCCCATACTGAGCAGTCATAGCCTTCAGCTTTTAAAGCCATACCGACATTTATCCATTCTTGGTAATTTAAGTCGGCAACATTGATGTACTTTAATGCTTCTAGTATGTTGTCCATAAGATCCTCCTATTATGGTTGATAACTAGCAGCATCTAAGCCACGAGGTAAGAACCAGTTATTATTTGAAATTCGAGTAATCATCTTACTTGCACTATCGAAATCCCATGTCCCAACATGATAGAATCCATATTTTTCAAGTAATCTGATTTGTTTTGGAGTTGCTAAATGCTCGTCTTGTCTAGCTCTTAATTTTTCAATGATTGAGCTTGCATGACCACAGCATGTAATTGTGTCAGTTAAGATACCCATTCTCTCAAGATATGATTTTTGTCTTTCAGTCATAGGTCCCATTTCCCAAGGGAATGTTGGTTCGTAGTTAACCAAGTCTTCTGCTGAAATAGAAAGTGCGTATTCAAGAGGATCGACATATTTTCTTTGACGTTTCTTCATTGCAGCAAGTTCACGAGCAAGTGCAGCTTCACGTTCTTGAATAACATCATTTTCAGCTTTGCTTTCTGCTTCAAGCAAATCAATGCCACACCCTGTATCCATAACCAATTTATCAATACGTTTTGCGATACTTTCATCTTTTGAAATAAGTGCTGAAGGTCTACATAAGTCATGACGCTCTGTCATCCATAAGAAATCTAGTAGCAATAATTCTTTCTTACCAGGACTAAGTCTCATTCCTCTGCCGACCATTTGTTGATATAAACTTCTAATCTTTGTTGGTCTTAAAACGACTATGGTGTCTACTGATGGACAATCCCAGCCTTCAGTCAAAAGCATCGAATTACAAAGAACATCGTATTCACCATTTTCAAAGTCTTTTAATATTTCGTCTCTATCAGGTGAATTGCCATTGACCTCAACTGCTTTTAATCCATGAACATTTAACAAATCACAGAACTTTTGAGAGGTCTTTACTAAAGGTAAAAATACGACTGTCTTTCGACCTTTGCAGTAATTCACCATTTCAATTGCGATTTTGTTTAAGTAAGGTTCTAGTGCTCCGCCAATTTCACCAACAGCATAATCTCCATTAGACATTCCTACGCTATGGATATCAAGTTCAAGAGGTATCATCTGTGCTCTAACTGGGCATAAAAATCCTTCTTTTACTGCTTGATGCATTGAATATTCATAGGCTTTGCTATTGAAAAATTGTCCTAGATTCTTTTGATCTGCTCTGTCTGGCGTAGCTGTTACACCTAGTACCCTTGCAGCATCGAAGTGTTGTAATATACGTTGATAAGTTTCAGACATTGAATGGTGTGCTTCATCCACTACGATTGTCTTAAAATAGTCTCTTGGAAATCTAGCAAGTCGTTTCTCTTGAGATAATGTTTGAACCGATGCAACAGTGACATTTAGTGGAGAGCCTATGGAAGTAGACTCTGCCTTTTCTAAAGCAGAATCTAACCCACTAGCTAACTTCAACTTGTCCGATGCTTGGTCAAGAAGTTCCCCACGATGAGCAAGGATTAAGGCCTTACTTCCATCTTTGACTTCTTTTTCAACTACCTTTGAGAAAACGACCGTTTTACCTGTGCCTGTTGGCAAAACAAGCAATGTATTTTTAAAGCCGCTATTCCATTGATTAAAAATTGCATTAACAGCTTCATTTTGATACGGTCTTAACTCCATAGATTACCCCCTAAAACGGAAGATCATCTTCACTGATTTCAATGAAGTACTTAGGATCATAATCAATGAAACGATCAAGATCATTGACTATCTTTTCTTCACCTGATTGATTAACATATGTTCTTTGTTTGAAATGAGCACGACCTTTTGAGCCTATTACTTTATTCCAATCCATTGTTAATTTTTCACCATGTTTCTTTTGTCCGATTGAACGGAAGAACGCAGAAATACGCCATTCTAGTGAACGATAAAGTAACAAGTCAAACTTAACAGTTGATACACCTTCAGGTGCTGATACTTGAACGGTAATTGAAGCTTTGTTACACGCAGGAACTTTTGCTCCACCAGGGAATCTTCCTCTTTCAAAACCAGTAACTACAAAGTTGTAGTCACCTTCGGGTAATAAAACGAATTCTTGTCCATCATTCTCTATCGTATCCGACCAATCTAAAATCATATTTTGAAAATTATTTACTTCTGACATAATTATTTATCTCCTTTATTGTTAGAAATTGTTTGTACTATTTTTGCCCAGTTAGGAATGATCCATCTGGTTATAAAATCATCTGAGTAAGTTGAAATATCAGCATCAAGACCATAGTGACCTTTTGTTGCCACGATGACTTTTAAAGAATTCTCTGTGATGCCTGCTTCATGAATCATGTTTTTTAGTTTTTCGAGTGTAGGACGAGCAGTCTCTTTTGTAGGCTCAGGTTGGCCCGTTTTAGGCGACACGTCCGCAAATAAGTGTGAAATCGAACTGAAAGCCAAGTCTAGCTCATCAGCCAAACTGAAGCGATTTTTTGCGTCCCAGCAAGGGTTATGAGTTGTATACATTACTCGCTTACCACCGCTTGCTTTCTTTGTGTTGTTCTCAGTAGTAATTACAAAGGTTTTATAGTTACAGAAAAGCAATACATCACACCACTCCTTGACTAATGGAGCACATTGTTTTGTTAGTTTCATTTCCCATCTGTCGAATTGGCCTTGTTCTTCTGGGAGCTCATACTTTCGTGGTTTTCCATGTGCAATAACAACTGGATTAATACCCACATCAACAAGTTTTGATAATAGTTGGAGTAAGTTAGAGAATTCTTCTGCAAGATAGGTGTAGCCTTTCCCAAATCCAAAATCCTCAATGTTTGCTTTGCGATACTTGTTACAAATAAAGTCAGAGCATAAGCTTTCAGCCCAGTCTGCTGTGTCTACCACTAAGGTTTTACAAACATCTGGATTATCAATAACCTCTTTAATTGTTCCAATTAGCTCTTCCCAACTTTTGATTTTGATTCGTCTGACGTCTAATCTTGATGTTCCACCTTCTGTATCTAAGAAAAGTGGATCAGGCATTTTGGATGCAAGTGACGTTTTTCCGACACCTTCAGCACCGTAAATGCAAAATTTAATCGGTGTTTTCTCAACACCACTAATGATGTTTAACATGTTATTTCATCTCCTTATTGATTATTAATTCTTCTCTAGCATCAGATTCAGGAGCTAGTACTGCTTGTCCTTTTGGCTTTATAATGTAGCCTCCAACTAAATCGTTAAACTGAGTCTTGCCTACCATTTTTTGAAGGTCACTTATTGATAATATTTTTTTAGGTGCAAATGGATCGTAGCCGTTATCACTTAGAATTCTTGCAACAGCATCTTCATCACTGATTTTGCGTTTAGTAACTGATTCAACAATCTTATAACCTTTCCACTTTTTGCCTTCTAGTGCCTTTTTAAGACAATATTCTTTAATGCTATCAATGTAAGAAAGAACACTATCTAACTTTGGTAAAATAGCTTCAATTTCTTCATCAGTCATGAATTCAGGTTTGTTAACTTCCTTTACTGCTTCAAGTGCATCTTCTGCTCTTTTTCTACAACTATTTCTGCCAGGACAGAATCTGCACCAAACACCACTATTGGCTTTTGGATCTTCGTTTAGTGCTTCTTTTGCAGCAGGAATAAGTCTTTGTCTTTCCCATTTCTCAAGTTCCTCTGAAGTTATGGAATACTCTGAAATATTGTGAATTCGTTCTTGATAAATAACTAAGCGTATGTTCTTAATTGGATAAAAGTCTTTGTAGCATTTGTAGGCATATAAACCATAAATTCCAAGCTGACTATTTAGTTCATTTAATGTTTCATCAAATGGTGTTACCTTGATAAATCCAGTCTTGTTGTCAATGATTGTTAGCGTATCTCCTGCAATAATCCCGCAATCCAAAGTTCCATGAGTATCTGGTGCATAGTCCATTTCCAGAAGTTGTTCGATCAGTACAATTGGCTGCTAAGAAGCGATAGTTCACGTTCGAGTGCTTCCTCTCGTTCAGACTTAATTAATGCCTCGTGTGGTGTATCTGTGTGAGTGTCTGCCATTTCATAGTTGTTATCTTCTACAAATTGATCT